GCCAAGAGCAGGGCTTCCCAGTTGGCAACAGAAGTGCTCACTGAGGCGGATGCTGCCACCGACGCCATTGCAAAGACAGGGTCTCGCAGAAGAGCCTGCACATTTGAGATCACAGTCACTCCCTCACCAACCTTGTAGGCCTCTGCTCCAGATGGGGAGTACTGCGAGCTCACCAGGGGTGCCTCCCAGGCGTACGCCAGCCCAGCTATGGCCGCCCTCTGTGCTCCAAGTAGGTTCCGCGACACGACAGAGGACACACTTGGGGGCAAGAATGGGATCCCAGAGCCGACCACCCATGTGGGCCTGATCCTGTAGGCAACTCGCTCACCCCCTCTCCTCACTTGCACTCCTGTGGCAAAGTTTTTGGTCAGGAAATCATCCGTAAATTCCGCCTTGGTCCTGCTGTGGACACCAACATACGTCAAGACCTGGTACCGGGAGGGCATTGCACCTTTGATGCGGCTCATGAGGGCTGTTGCCAGGGTGGCGGCCCGTATCCCAGAGGACTGGCCTACACAATTGGCCTCATGGCACCGCCCGCGTATCGACAGGGGCATGTCCCTGAGCCCCTCTGGGGTGGTCACGGCCTCAATGAGCCTGGCCTCCAGTGACGAGAAATCAACTGGCAGAGCGTCTGTCGGGCCTATGTCTACAATTGCCTTGTGGTACTTCCGTGGAGCAGAGAGGACAGCCTGATACTCACTCCCACCCAGGAGCTGGGGGTTGGATTCTGGTTTTGCTTGTGCTACATGCCTAGACACACTTAGGGCATACTGTATCTCTTGGGATAGGGAGTCACGTATGGCCTCACCCCAAGTAGGGACAGGCTTCGGGGACCGGATCATCAATGAGAAAGCTCGCCTCATCTCAGCACAACTCCCTGGTTTGAGCAGGGCCTCAACCACGGCACGGCGGCTGATTATGCCAGAAACCCCAGGTAGGAGGCAGTCCTCACCCACTTTGTAATGCGGATGATCGTAGGAGTGCTCAAGATCAGCATACTGTATGTGTGGAGCCAGGTCCCGTTCTCCCCTGGACAGAGGCCCCGAGAGGTTGTGCAAGGACAGGAGCAATGTGCCCTGCGCAGTCAAGGGGTCGCCTGGGGTCTCACCAAGAGTCGCCATCCGGACCAGGCCTGGGCCAAGCTCCCTTGACAGGCGTAGGGTCGAGGCCATGCGCCGGGTCCTGCCAGACAAGCCATTTACGTACGGGAGCTGGACTTCTGGCAGGAGGCTGACCGAGGATTTGGTTGTGCCGTGGTTGTCGGCAAGCTCTTCAACTCCGAAGGCCTTCTGACCTAGGAGTGCCTGTGTGTCAGTCGGCACGGCTCCGACGGCATACGTGGGTATCTCGAATGGCCTGACAGACAGCCAATTGGCATAGGGGGTGTCCTCCTCACCACCTGGAAAGGATTGGATCACAGATGCTGCACGGAGCCCCATTGGGGTCAGGGCAGTTGTTGCCGGATCAATTGCAGGTATGCCAAAGCATTCAGGCGGGGCAAAGAGTAAGCAGTCATCATCATCCCGGTCCTCACTCCACTTCTTCATTGAGTTGAAGTACACTGGCCACATGTGGTGTGCGTCTACTGCCATGGCCATGTTTGCTGCAGCAACAATGGCCCCTGTCGAGTGTGATCCCCCCATCTTGCACACGTCGGCCGCCTTGGCTGAGGCCATGAGCAGGTCCTCCTGGAGATTTGCAGTCGTCGACACGGCCACAAGGGCACTCCCATATCTCCACACGGGATGGATGGCCTCGGCACCAAGATGGTAGAATGAGTTGATTTCAGGCCTCATCCACACAAGATTGAACTTGGACCCATTGTCTATGAGACCTGTGAGTGCCAGGAGGAACATACGTGCTGGTCGCAGGTGGAGGCCAATGAATGACTCATCCGAGGAGGAGAAGGTGACCACCATCATGGAGTCATCCCCAGTCACGACAGAGCTGCAATCCCAGTCATAGAGCCTCTTGAATGTCCGGGCTATGTACCTGGCTATGCCAGCGTGATTGATCGAGCATGTCATTGTGAGGATGCCCTGGCCAGGCATTCCCTGGGGCACATTGAATGCAACAGACCCCTTGGGCCCTCTGGCTGACCCATGGTGGAATTGGTGGTGGATGCCCCGAAGCACCTTTGATGTCCTCCCACGCTCAACACACGGCGGGCTCTCTGGACCAAGTTGTGCCACATATGCAGACTCACCATTAATGGTGGTCTCCATTGGGCGTAAGGCTTGAGCTATGAGATTGTGCGGGGGCCGAACTTGCTTCTTCCCTGATCCTTCGAAGGTGGTAGAGAACAGCGAGAAGGTCGCGGCATCAGGGCAAAGTGCTGCCGAGCTTACTGACAACATCTCTCTCATCATGTTGGGCCCGTAGGCGGACATGTCACCACTCAGAAAGGCTGTCTCACGGCCATCCCCCTTCCCCTTCTGCTCCATGGACTTCATGATCATCCTTGAGAAGGACAGGTCCTTGTTCTTCCCTGTGACAAGGTCTTCAGGGATGGCCTCACTGAGAGGTGTTGCACAGTCCTCACATGATATTGCCATCAGGGCAAATAGGATCTGCAGGGTCGAGATTTCACGGTCCTTCCCCTCTGCATCCTTCTCAGAGATTTGAACCAACCATGAGGCCTCCAACTTTCCCCATATGATGGACTGGACCAAATCCCATTGGTCTATCATGACGTTCCGCTCGTCTGCAGTGAGTTCTGAGAGTGCAACCATGGGGTCTTTCACGTCCTGGCCACGGATCCTCCATATGAGTGCATGGGCTGCAGCTGTCGCCTTCCTCACTGAATGGACCGGGTCAGCCCCATTGAATTCCGTGGCGACAATGGAACCTCTGGTGGTGAACATGCGTGAAAGGGATCTCCCAGCAAGCGTTGAGATTGAGGCGTAGGTCCCCACATCTCTCCTGGTCTCAAGCCCTATCATGAAACAGAACCAGAGGCTTTTCGTGTATTTGGCCCCACCCCCAAGCCTGTGCACTGCCATGACCGACTCCTCTAGGTCAAAGAGGCCGGCATCCAGAGCCGTGGCCAGGTCTCCAAGGGTGACCAGGCGCTTTCTCCTACGCAAGGACCCAAAGAGCAGCAAATCCTGCCTGGTGATACCGTCTGTGGCTTCAGGTCGTGCCTTGGCTGCCTCCAGGTAACCGTCCACCTGGTCCCACATACCTTGGACACAAGTTGCCTCAGATGCTGCACGATGGGACTTGTCCGGGTTGAACTGTGACGAGGTGGCATACGTTGACACGTTGAGATGAGGGTCCCTTGAGGCCAGGACTAGGTCTGGGGCCACTGTGAAGACTTCCTTCGAGTCTGCTCTTATGGATGCCACCCCATAGGTGCACCTGGTCAAGATTGCAAGGGCATACACGCAGACTGTTTTGGCATAGGAGGATATCTCAGGCAGCAGCCTAAGCCGGATGCCTGCTACCTTCTTGAGGACGCCGAAATAGTCGCAGTCAAGCCCACCAATAGATTGGTGCAGGTACCTGTGCATCTGCTGCATCACGGAGTTCTGCTGGCGGTTGCTGAGGAACCCAGCCAGGTTCATGACCACCTCCCTGCGCCCAAGCGAAGGGCCAGTTGCACCAAAGAACTCACCTTTGTAGGTGTCCTCAGCCCTGTACAGCTCCCCCCTATTCTCAATGAGGATAGTGGCACGAGCTATGGCACGATGACATGCCATCAGGTCCCAGTCAAGCCTATTGCTGTCCAGGCTATGCCATTTGGAGGTCACCACGGAGAGCCCCACAGCTCCTTGGCACTCATTCGGGAGCAGTGACACATCTGGGACACCACGCAGGGCCAGTGTCTTGAACTTCCTCACAAGGGAGCCAGGGATTGTGTAAGCAGGGAAATTCTCATACAGATCCCCAAGCTCAGTGTAGGGAAGGAGGGCACTCTCAGACAGGGCCAGGACCTTGATCCAGGTTGTGCGGAAACTTACGGCAGGTGCATTCGCATAAACCAGAACCGCTCCCACACACCCCTCCATGTCCTGGAGCGAGACATAGTTTGCAGGTGAGTACCCCCTGAGAGATGAGCTCACAGCCCTGCCTAGCGCATAGCGGGACTCCATGTATGAGAGCAAATGGCTGGCCAGGATATCCCGCTTGATCTCAAGCACCCCTTGGAGTGCAGGTGTCGCCCGTGCTAGGAGCAATGTGCTGACCTTCGTTGTGGGTGATGTCACAAGGTGGCGCTGGGCCTCGCTACGATCCGCACTGTAGACACAATCCTCAACAAAGCCTATGTGTGCTGCCATTGCCGCTTCCATGTACTTGAGAGCCTCCTCGCCCCCCCTCAGGCGCGTAGTCATGTCTACGTCTGCAGGCAGGTCCCCACCCTTGCGGGCAAGAAATTT